AAGAGCTGTGGGTCAAGGTTACCACGCACCTGGTGGCGGTGGGCCGGCTGGCCGAGGTGGACCTGGAAGCGGTCCGGGTCCTGTGTGATACCTGGCAGCTCTACCACGACCTGGCCCGGTATGGGAACGTCCGCAACGCGCTATTTGAGACCCGCTCCGGCTACATGCAGGAGCACCCGGGCTGGAGGATGCGCCAAGCCGCCGCGGATCGACTCGAAAAACTATGGCGCAAGTTTGGGCTGACGCCGCTGGACCGCGTGGGCCTGGACATCCAACTGGGCGGGGACGAGGACGAGGACGAGGACTTCGAACGCACACGGTAACCGATGGCCAAGCGATCCGGCAAACTGCGAACGGTCAAAGCCCGGGCCCGGCGGGAGGGCTGGGCCAAGTGGATCCGATCCGAAGCGGACGAACGGGCGGCCCTGGCCGGCTACCGCTTCGAGGTGGCCCGGGCCGAACACGTCGAAACCTGGGGCGCCAAATATCTGCGACACTGTGAGGGGGATTGGTACGGCAAACCCTTCGAGCACATGGACTGGCAGCGGAGCGAATTATTCTATCCGCTCTTTGGTTGGGTGCACGATTCCGAAGAGTGGGGCCGGACCGTACGGCGCTACCGCCGCTGTTATGTCCAGGTCCCCAAGAAAATGGGCAAGAGCCCCACCGGGGCCTATGTCGGTCTGTATATGCTGGCCGGCGATGGGGAAAAGGGCGCCAAGGTCTTCAGCGCATCGACCGACAAAAACCAGGCCTCCATTGTGCACAATCATGCGTGCGCGATGGCCGAGGCCTCCCCGGCGCTGATGAAGCGGCTGAGGATCAACCGGACCACGCGCACGATCAGTTACCCCGCGGTCAATTCCAGCTACGCGGTACTCTCCGCCTGCCCGCGCCGCAACGAGGGGTGGAACGCGCATTGCGTGGTGGCGGACGAGCTGCACAAGTGGTACGGCCGGGAATTATGGGATGCCCTGAAGTGGGCTTTTGCCTCCCGCGCTGAGCCGCTCTTGTTTGTGATCACCACCGCCGGCGATGACACCACATCGGTATGCTATGAACAATACGAATACGCCAAGGCGGTGGCGGACGGCCGGCTGGTGGACCACGCTTACCTGCCGGTGATCTATGAGGCGGAGCCGGAGGACGACCCGCACGCAGAGGACACCTGGGCCAAAGCCAATCCCAGCCTGGGCCAGACGGTGAAATGGTCCGACTTCCGCAGCGATTACCAGGAGGCCAGCCAATCGGCCGGCCTCTTTGAAGCCTGGAAGCAATTACGGCTGAACGTCTGGCGCTCCAGCGTGCAACCCTGGCTGGACGCGAACCGCTGGGACGCCGGACCGGCCAAGCGGCGGCGGACCTCCAGGCCGATCGATTGCTACCGGGACTACACCGAGGCCGACCTGGCGGGCCGCCCCTGCTGGGCCGGGCTGGACTTGTCGTTGACCACCGACCTGACCGCGCTGGTGTTGGTCTTTCCCGAGGACGACACCGAGGACCTGGAGCAGGCCACCTTCCGCACGCTGTGCTATTTCTGGCTGCCCGAGGCGACGGCGGAGGAGGAGCGAAAAAAAATCACCTGGACGAAGTGGGCCGAGGCCTCGGACGTCACGCTGACCGAGGGCAGCGAAACGGATTTTGACGCGATCCGGGAGGCGGTGGTGGACCTGGCGGAGCAATTCCATTTAATGTGCCTCTTGTACGATCCGATGTACGCCGCCTATCTCACCCAACGGCTGGAGCTGGAGCACGGGATCCCGCGGGCCACGTTTGGCCAGACGATCATGAATTTTGCGGAGCCCTCCGCCATGTTGGAGCGGCTGATCTCCAAGGGGAATATCCACCACAACGGCAACCAGGTGATGCGCTGGTGCGTGGGAAACGTGGCGGTCAAGACCGACTGCAACCAGAACATGCGCCCCGTCAAGCCGCGCAAAGGGGACGTGCGGCGGATCGATGGCGTGGTGGCCAACTTGATGGCCCTGGGCGGGGCCATGAAGCGGGAGGGGGAGCAACCGCCCGCGAACTATTACCAGGACAATGATGTGGAGTTTCTCTAGTGAACCAACGTAAAGCGAAACCACCGCCGCGGGCCACCGCGGACGTGTTGGCCCTTGTCGGGGTGGCGCTGATCGCCGCGGCCGCTTTTTGTGTGTCGGCCTCTCTCGGCCTGTTGTGGCTGGGGTCGGCCTCGTTGGGGCTGGGTGTGTGGTTAGCCAAAAAACGGAGCGGTGAGAAGCATGATTCTTGAATACCTCATGTCCAGCGCGCCCCCGGCGGCGCGCTCCTCAAGCCTGGAAAACCCCCAAGTGCCGATTTCCGACGCCGAGGCCTGGGAAAACGCCTTCGGCACCGGCTGGGCCACCGAGGCCGGCCAGACCGTGACCCACACCAAGGCGGTCAGCCTGGCGGCGGTCTGGTCCGCGGTCCAGCAGATTTCCGGCGACGTCTCGAAACTGCCGCTGGGGACGTTCCGCAAAGTGCCCGGGGCCAAGCCGCAAGTAGACGAATCGCACTATTTATTCCCCCAGATCAACCCGGTGGGCCAGGCCAACCGGGAACTCTCGGCGCTCAAGCTCTGGCGGCGGGCCATGGTCCATGCGCTGTTGTGGCAAAATGCCTGCATTCTCTGCGACTGGCAGGGGCCGCGCATTGCGGCCTTTTACAACTTCTTGCCGGACCGCACCGCGCTGTACCGCCACAACGGCAAGCTCTACGTGATCACCGAGGTGGGGGACCATGGCCAGTTGAAGGCCTTTCCTTACGAACAGGTCATTCACATTGAAGGGCTAACGCTGGACGGCCTGGCCGGGGAGGATCTGGTCCAGGCGGGCCGGGAGGATTTCGCCCAGGCGCTGGCCGGCCGGCAATTCACCAGCAAGTTTTTCAAAAACAACTTGACCGCCGGCGGGATCCTGCAAGTGCCACCCGGGGCCCCGCCCAAGGCCCGGCAGAAAGTAGAAAAAGCGATCGCCGACAAATCGGGCGCTGATCAAGCCTTCAAAACCCTGGTGCTCCGCGACAACTTCAAGTGGCACAGTACCCAGGTCAACCCGGAGGCGGCCCAGCTGGTGGAACTGGACGAGGCCAAGGTCCGGGACGTGGCCCGCCGGTTCCTGCTCTCCCCGGCCCGGCTGGGCGTCAGTGAATCGATTTCCTACAACAGCCTGGAGGCGGAGCGGCGGGGCTACCACGAGACAACGCTGGCCTACTGGCTAAGCATGATCCGCGCCGAGCTCAACACCAAATGTTTGACGGCGGCGGGGCGGCGGCGGTGGCTGATCGACTACAACGTTAACCTGGCCCTCTTGTGGGCGGACGCCCAGACGCTGGCCTCCATTGCGGTGCAGGGGATCAACGCCCGGGATGCTGCGGGTCGGCCGCTCTTTACGGTGGACGAGGCCCGGGCCTGGTTCAACCTGCCGCCGCATCCGGAGCCGCCGGCCGATCCCCCGCCCGCCGACGAGGACGAGCCGGAGCCGGACCGCGCCGCCTTTGTGGCCCTGCTGGCCCGGGAGATGCAGCGATTGGCCCGCCGGCTGAACGTGCACGCCCAGCGCGCGGCGAAGGCCTGCCACAGTGAACAGAGCGGGCGGCCGTGGGGCCAGTGGCTGGAGGCGGTCCGCGACGTCCACGGGGACGTGGCGGTGGACAGTTTGACCGCGCCGCTGGCGGCCTGCCGGGCCGCCGGCTGGTTGGAGGACACCACCACAGCCACCGCCGCGGCCGGGGCCCTGCTCTCCCCGTATCTGGACTGTTGCCAGGACCTGGCCGCCCGCTGCAACTGGGCGGATTTACTGCCGGAGGCGGAGGCCGCCCTGGCCAGATTTGCGGAAACCACCGCGGCCGAGGTGGCCGCCCTGTTAATCAAGGAGTGAGACGCCATGTTTGAAACACGCCACACCGCCCCGGCCGCGGCCGGGCTGTCGATTGAAACGCGGGGGGAGGGGGAGGAAAAGCGGCCGGTCCTGGTTGGCTACGCCGCGGTCTATTACCGGGCAGGAAACCCGGGGACGGAATACTGGCTGTGGGACGACCTGGTGGAACGAATCATGCCGGGCGCCTTCAAGGCGGCGGTGGCCGAGGGGGACGACGCCCGGGGCCTCTTTAACCACGACGTGGACAACCTGCTGGGCCTCCGCTCCAACGGCACGGTGCGCCTTTCCCAGGACAAGACCGGGCTAAAGTACGAGATTGACCTCCCGGACACCACGCTGGGCCGGGACCTGGTGGAGCTGGTGGGCCGGGGGGACGTGCCCGGGAGTAGTTTTGCTTTTCGGACCCACGGCGGGGTCCGGGGCAAGGTAACCTGGACCGAGGAAACGGAGGACGGCCGCACGGTGGACGTCCGGGAGGTGCACGACTTGGAGCTGGCCGACGTGGGCCCGGTCACCCGCCCGGCCTACACCGGGACCACCACCGGGCTGCGGGACGCGGCCGACCTGGTGGACGCGGAGCGGGTGAACGCGGAGCGGCAGGCCTGGCGGGCCAGTCTTACCGGGGACTACCCGGACGAGGTGGACCTGCGGGCCGCCCTGGTCCGCGCCCAGCGGCCGCTTTGATTTCCCAGGAAATAGTCCGAACATCGGACACCGCCCGGGGGGCGGATAGCCTGACGCGCTGAACTGACCCATGCGGCCCCGGGCCCCCACGGTCCAGACCGGCGGGGACGGACGCTTCTATCTTGTCTACCTGCCGACAAACGGCGGCGGCAACGAGCCGGCCGCCGTTTTTTCGTACCTCAGCGGGAGCCCAAGCCAATGACGCTGCAAGAACTCCGGGAAAAAGCCGAAAAACTCGCCCAGCAGATCCAGCGGATGCACGCCGACTATCAGGAGCGGAAAAAGGCCGGCCAGACCGGCGCCGACCTGTGGCCGGACGATACGCTGGAAACCTGGCGGACCGTCAACAAGGAGTACGATGATACCCTGGCGGCGATCGAAGCCGCCAACGAGGAAGCCGAGATGGCCGCCCGGGCCGCGGCCGCCGAAGAATGGCTGGCCCGGGCCGGCAGCGACGACGCCACGCCGGAGGATCACCCGGACCCGCTGGACCCGGGCACCACCTACCGGCAGCTTGGCGCCACCGACCGCCAGCAGGCTACCCAACTTCAGCAGGCCCGCCGGGACGAGGCGCTCTGCTTCCAGGTCTGGAGCACCCGGGGGATTTCCGGAATCCAGCTTACCGACGAGCACCGGGAGGCCTGCCAGCGCCGCCACTTCGATCCGGTCTGCCCCTCCCTGGAGTATCGGTTGTTTGACACCGACCGTTTCCGCGCCGTCCAGCGGCGCATGGCCAGCCTGCACCCGGAGGCCCGCCTGGCCTACTTTGAGGACGTCCTGGAGGGCCGGGCGCTCAATACCGGGATCGGGGCCAGCGGCGGGTTTATCACCCTGCCGCCAACCGTGGTCCGCGCGGTCGAGCTGGCGCAACTGGCCTACGGCACGATGCTGGGCGTGGCCGAGGTGATGACCACCGAAACCGGCGAGGAAATGGGCTGGCCGGTGGGGACCGATACCAGCAACACCGGGCGGTACACGGACGAGAACGTGGACAACGACACCGAGACGGACCCCACGTTCGAATCCGTGACCTGGCGGTCCTACGACCTGACCAGCGACTTTGTCAAAGTGCCCTTCCGGACGATGCGGGACAACTTTCTTAACCTCGAGGCGGTTTTGGGGGCCATGCTAGGCGAGCGGCTGGGCCGCAAGCTGGGAACGGAAACGACCCTTGGCACTGAGGGCAAAATCCGCGGAGTGATGCAGCGGGGAGCCGCCGGACAAACCGCCGCGGCCACCACGGCGATCGCCTACGCGGACGTGGTGGGCCTGGAGCATTCGGTGGACCCGGCCCTCCGCGGCCGGGCCTCGTTCATGTTTCACGATAACATCCTGGAAAAACTCCGCCTGATCGTGGACGGGGACAGCCGGCCCTTGTGGGCCAGTAACATCCGCGAAGGGGTCCCGGACACCTTCAACGGGCGGCCCTACACAATCAATCAGGCCATGTCATCGACGGTGACCGCCAGCGACAAGACGATGCTCTTTGGCGATATGTCCTACTACAAGATCCGCCGGGTGGGGCCCTCCCTGCGGATCGTCCGCCTGGTCGAACGCTTCGCGGAAAAGGATCAAACCGGATTCATCGCCTACATGAGCGCCGACGGGAACCTGTTGCGTCCGGCCGCGGCCGCCAGCTGCCCGATCAAGTGGCTGGTGCAGGCCGCCAGCTAAGCATGTCTCCCAGCGGGCGCCGCCGGGAGTACGGGCCCGGGGGCGCCGGCTGTTTTTCTCCAACAGAACCTCAATACGAGGACAACAGTACGATGGCGAGTAAGAACGTCAAGGTCCGCCTGATCGTGGCACACACCGGCATCGGAAAGCCGGGCGACGAGTGCGAAATGGAGGCCGAAAAGGCGGCCGCGCACGAAGCGCAGGGGCTGCTGGAAATTGTCCGGCCGCCAAAAAAGACACCCGCAAAGGGCGCGCCGGAGCCACCCACCGACAAGTAGGCGGTCACAATCGGCCGCGGTTTTCACCTCTGCCCAAAAGCAAGGGACGATAAGCGATGAACCACGCACTAAACGAAGATTCGAAAGTGGCGCTCAACACGAACGCCACCGAAGGCGCCGCCGGCACCACCGACATCACCGGCGACATAGTGGACATGGCCGCATTTGAGGCCATCCGGGCGATTGTGGTGATGGGAGCGATCACCGCCAACGCGGTGACCAGCTTCAAGTGGCAACAAGGGGACGAGTCCGATTTATCGGACGCGGAGGACATCGCCGGCAGCGGCCAGACGATCGCCGACGATGACGACGACAAGGTATTCCTGTCGGATCTGATCCGCCCCGAAAAGCGCTACGTCCGGCCCTATATCGACCGCGGAACCGCCAACGCCGTGGTGGCCGCGGTGGTCACCGAACAGTACCGGGCCAGCGAGCGCCCGGTGACCCAATCGGCGGACGTGGGCGGATCGGAAACGCTCAACGCGCCGGTGGGCGGCACCGCCTAGCCCCTGCACGCTGTCCGCGCCGCATCGGTGCGCCGGCCTCCGGGCCGCGCGCCGGTGTTTTTTCCCCGCCGCCCGCTGGTGTCCGATGAGCAAAATCAGCCCCTACGCGGATCGGATCGTAACGCCTCCCAAACAGGACGCGCTCACGATCACCGAGGCCCTGGACCATCTGCGGCTGGATGAGGACGACACCGACGAGCCGCGAAACGTGGCCGGCTACCTGAAGGCGGCGATTGGCTACGTCCAAGAGCAGACCCACCGCCAGCTCGTGCAGGCGGTCCGGGAAATCTACCTGGACGCCTTCCCCTCCGGCGCCGACCCGCTGCTGTTGCCCTGGGCGCCGCTCGTGTCGGTCGATGAGGTGCGCCACACCGACACCGCCGGCGACGAGCAGACCGAGGACGATACGGACATTGCCAGCACCTACCAGGTGGGCCTGTACGATGAGCCGGGCTGGTTAGCGCCGGTCTACGGGACCACCTGGTCCGCCACCCGCACGCAGCCGCGGGCCGTGGCGGTGAAGTTTACCTGCGGCTATGGCACCTCCCCCAAGGACGTGGACGAGGCGGCCCGCGAAGCGGTCCGGCTGATTCTGGGGCACCTCTACGAAAACCGCGAAGAGACGATCGAGAGCGCTTTACGGGTGATCCCGATCGGCGCGGAGCGGCTGATCGAACAGCTGCGCTACGATGATTTTGTGAGCTACGGATAGGGGCAAATATGGACGCAGAACTGATGCAACAGGTGGAGCATTTTATCGGCACGCTGGGTTTTCCGATTGCCCTGGCGTGCGGCCTTTTGTTTGGTGGCTGGTATGCCCTGCGCACGGTGTTTCGGATCTTAGGCCCCAACTGTAAAGAGTGGCTGGAGTCACAAATAAGACTCACCGACTGCATTCAGGAACAAAGCGAAAAACAGACCGAGATTCTGGGCGACCTGAACAAACATGCCACCCACGGCCACCGCGCCCTCCGCCATGCGCTGGACGGGGTGGACGAGTTGGCCGGCGGCCGGCCGGATCAGGTGAAAAACCATACGGACAAAGCGCGGGACGCGCTGCTGGATTAAATGGCCAAGCAAAATACACGCGCCGGAAAACTGCGGGTCCGCTATTACCTGCAAGCGCACGACGGGACGGAAACGGACCGGGGGCAGCGGGACAACTCCGAGGACAACTGGGATACCGAAGCCACGATCTGGGGCAGCCTCGAGACGCTCAGCGGGAGCGAACTGGAGCTAGCGCAAAAGCTATTTGCGGAGGCCACGCACCGGGTGGAAATCCGCTATCGCTCCGGGGTGACCCCGCAACACCGCCTCACAACCAAACAGGACGGCCGGGTGTTGCACATCGGACACGTGGCCGACCCGGAGCACCGCCACCGGCGATTGCTGTTGATGTGCAAAGAGGAACGATAGGCCGAATATCGGACGGGGCCCGCCATGGCGGACATTGACAAAAGAGTAGGCCAGGCGGTCCGGCTGACCGGAGCGGACCGGGCGGTGGCGGTTTTGAACGGTCTGGAGCGAAAAACGCAGAAACGGATTTTGCCCAAGGCGGTGCGAGCTGCGGGCGCGCCATTTTTGAAGGCCGCCCGGCGGTTCTGCCCGAAGGGCAACCGGCTGCTATCGCGGAGCCTGGCTCTGGTGATGCGGAGGTATAGCGGATCGGTGCTGGTGGTGATCGGCCAGGAAAAGACGAAGCGCTTTGACAAAGCGAAAACCAAAATCAAGCGGCGAGGAGGCATCAGCGGCCGCGGCGAACTGACGCCCTTGCACCTGGTGGAAGAGGACGTGAAGCCGCATGCGGTCCGGCCCCGTTCCGCAAAATGGCTGCGGGCCAAGCGGCTGGTCTTCCAGGTGGGAGGGAAAACGATTTACACAACCGAGGTGCAGCACCCGGGCCGCCGTGGTGATCATTTTGTGCGGGCCGCCGCGGTGGCCAGCGAGGCGGAAGGGGTCCGGCAGTTTACCGACAAACTGGCCACCGAAGTAATGAAAGAGGCACGCCCCCAATGACGCTGGGCCCTGACCTAAAAACGCTGTTTGAGGCCCAATCGGCTATTTCCGATCTCGTGGGGTCGCGCTGCCATCAGAACCGGGCGCCGGAACAATACGGCGGGGCTTATTTGTGGTTCGCCCGCCGCAGCATTGAGCACGCGGACACCATTGATATGGCCGCCGGATCCGGGGCGGTTCCTTTTCGTCAATCATTCGACGTGGAAGGGATCAGCAAAGACGGGGACGAGGCGATGGCCCTGGCCGATGCGGTCCTGGCCCTGCACGCTCACCGGGGGGCGGTTGGGGACGGGACGGTGCAGGGGATTTTTGTTTATGACCGCACCGACGATTACGTGCCGCGGGGTTTGATGGCGGACGAAGCGCTGGAGTACTCGGCGCTGGAGATGGAAATTGTGGGCTATACGCCCGGGAGCTAACCGGACCCTTTTTGGAGAACCGCCACCATGGCCGCCAGCAAACATATCGCGCTGGGTACGATCCTCAAGACCGATATTGCCTCAGACGGTGTTTTCGTCGCAATGACGCTGGTCGAACAGATCACGCCCCCCAACCGCACCCGCGAAGAAATCGACGCCAAGGTGCTGGGCGACACGCTGGACGTCCCGCTGACCGGAATCGAGGGCGTCAGCCGCATGGAAATGGTCCAGCACTGGGAACCGGACGAGACGGAACACGAAAACCTCGATACCGCGTTCGACGCGAACGCGGAGTATGACTTCCAGATTGTGACCCCGCACGATACGCCGATCACCGACGAGTTCAGCGGCAAGGTGGTCAACCTGGGCCCGGAAACTCTGGAGCCCTCCGGGGCCTACAAGCGATCGGTGACGATTTTACGAACCTCGGACATCACCCGCAGCTGAGGCGCGCGGACCCTTATTTGCCAAACCAGGAACCCGAAACCATGAGCGAAAAGAAAGCCAAAGACGCTACGCTGGATGCCTCCCCGGCGGTAGCGATCCAACCATTGCCGGCCAGTGTGCCGCGGTTTGTCGAGGCGAACATTCCCGAGGTGGGCGGGCCGGTGCGGCTGTACCAGCTGACGCCGGAGCAGCGGCTGGCCTTCCGCCACCGGCTGTTGGCGATGGGGATCCGCTCCGCCGACGCGGTGCACGTGCCGAAGGAAAACGAGCCGGAGCGCCAGCGGCACCGCCGGCACCTGGTCAAGCTGGTGCAGGCCTGTGCCCGGGCCGCCGAGGGCCGGCCCCGGCTGGTGGCGCCGGGGGATACGGGCTTTCGTCTGTTGTGGCTGATCCCGGACGCGGACCTGGAGGCCTTGGCCCGGGTGGTGGTCGAACTGAACCGCCTGTTTGGCTAATCGATCTTACAGGTCCCATCCCACCCGGCGCCGGTGCGCCGGGTGTTTTCGTATCCGACCGAGGTGATCCGATGAGCGGAAGCGGTTTTTTGGAGCCCGCGGCGGCGGGGGGCGGCAGCTCTTTGGTATTGCCCGGAGTGGCCACCGCAATCCTGATCGATGACGGGGACGGGACGGTCAGCGGGTCCGCCGACGGCACGTTGACGGCCGGCGGGTTGGCGACATTTACCGGGCTAGTGATCAACGGCAATATCGCGGTTACCGGCACGGTCGATGGAAGGGACGTTGCCGCGGATGGGAGCAAATTGGACGGGATCGAAGCGACCGCGGACGTAACCGACGTGATTAATGTGGCGGCAGCCTTATCCTCTCTCTACATCCTTCCGACCGTTTCGGATGTCACGATTAAGAACATGCTTGTCGTTGACGGCGATGGTAGTCTCAGTTCCATTGACCCCACCGACTACGGTTCTTCATTTTACGGATTAATCGTTGGAGCCGTAGACCGCAAGCATCAAACGGTGCTAATCAAGTCTGGCTTCGGTGAGATTTCTACGCTTTGTCTTACCGACTCCGCTAACGCGGATTGGTCTTCTGGGGCTACCTCCCATCGCTGCCGTTTATTCTATCACCACACCTTTGACAAGTTGTGTGTGATGGCGGATTACGTGACGCAGATGGCCCTCGACGGCACCTATATTGACATGATGGCGGTCACCGGGGTGTCGTATAATCCCACCGCTGTGATCCGGTTTTACCCCGGGGATTCACCGCCGTCATATGATTTTGTCGGCGGCGCCGGCGCGCTCAAGGCCGGCGGTGCTGAGGTAATCCGCCTCGAGACAGACAAGTTAGGGGTTTTCGGCGCCACCGCGGTGACCCAACCCGCCAAGATCAACGATCCCGCGGGGGGCGGCACGGTCGACGCCGAGGCCAGGACCGCCGTGAACGCCCTGATTGACGCCTTGGAATCCCTCGGCCTACTTGCGAACACATAAGGAATATTAGCATGGCTGACGTTGGCGCGGTCACCCGTTTTCGAATGCTCATACGGGCGCTTCAGCCCGCGGAAATCACGAACGTTCCGAGCGAACTACAGGCGGACGCGGCCACGTCGCTGAAATACGCCTTGGCGATCTGGCAGAACCACGGCGGGGAAGCCAACCCAAGCAATCCGCAACTGGCCCATTTTGCCTTGCGGATCGTCCGCCGCTTTATCCGCCGGCAAGCCTTGGAGGCACGTGTTCCCGCGGCCACCGCCGCGGCAAGCCTGACCGAAACCGCCGCAGTGGAAACAGAGGTTGATAACGATCTAGGATCCGACGACGCCTAACAGAGGTTGGAAACCAATGGCCAAAGAATTGACGATTCCGAATCTGACGGCCGGCGGTGTGGACTACTACGCCCGGTTTGTGAACGCCATCGGGCAATATTGGCGCGGCGACACTTCCGCCTGGGAAACGTACGACGCCGGAAACGTGGCCCTCTATGGGGCCGACGCCGGCAGCGGGAGCCCCTACAACGCAGCTACTGAGGTGGGGGCAACCGGGGATTTTACAATCGACGTCCCCGGCTTGGCGGCCGGTAGTTACAAATGCCTGGTGTACCAACAGGCCGGCGCGGAGCCCGCCCAGGACGATGAATACGTAGGTGGCGGCGGATTTGAGTGGTCCGGCAGCGCGCTGGTTACCAGGGCCTCCCGGAGTAGTCATTCCCCCGCGGACGTGCGGGCCGCCCTGCTGGGGGTGGCCGCGGACATCACCGACGCTTTGACCGGCGCCAATATCAGCCGCCGCCGGGGAGATACCTGGAGTATAGAAATCACCGGCCTGGGTGACTTGACCGACCAGGACAAGCTCTGGCTAACGGTCAAGGAACTGGACGACGAAGAAGCGGACGACGCAGACGCCCTCTTGCAGATCACCGAAGGGGACGGGCTGCTGGTGCTCAACCGCAGCTCCGACGTCACGGACACGGACGCCTCCATTACGATTGATGACGACGCGGCCGGGGACATCACGGTAGCGGTGGCGGCCAGTGTGACCGCGCAGCTGCCGCGGGGCACCTACCGCTACGATCTGCAAAAGCTCGAGGATGAGGACGAGGCCACCGAGAACACCGAAACCATCGCGGAGGGGCAATTTACCATCAGCGCGGACGTCACACGGAGCACCAGCTAAACCATGGACAGCGAAAGCAAACTAACGACGCTGGAGGACCTGGAAGCCGCCCTGGCCCCGCTGCCGGTCCCGGTCCCGGGCTTTGGCCGATTTTTAATTGACGCTTTGGGGGCGGCTGAAAAGGCCCGCCTGATCGACGCCCAGGAAGCGGCCGCCGACGAAAACGGAAACGTGACCCAACAAGACAACCTGGAAGTATTAGCCCTGGTGCTCAGTGTGGCGCTGGTGGACGAGGCGGGACATCGGCCTTTCGACAACGAGCGGGGCCGGCAGGTACTGGAGCGATCGCCCTTTTTGGTCCCGCTGGCCCGCACCGCCATGGTGAAAAATGGGCTGACGGTCCAACAGCAAGAGGCGGAACTGGACGCGGCAAAAAACGGATCAAGCGCCCCACCTGGCGGGCGCTGATGGAAATCTGCCGGGGGTCCGCCAGGTACGGACACCCGGACCAACTGCTGGCCGAGCTGAGTTGGCCGCAAGTGGTGGACTGGCTGGCCTTTTACGAATTATCGCCCTGGGGGGAAGAGCGCGACGACTTGCGCAGCGGGGTACTGGCGGCGCTGTTGCTGGCCCCGTACGCGGAGGATTCCGAACCGCCCAACGTGACCTGGCCCTATTTTGACACGGGGCCGCGGATCGACGTGGCGGCCGGTTTTGCCGCGCTGGCCGCCCACCGGGTGCGGTTTGGGTACGACTGACCGCGGAGCAACTTGCGATGCCCAAGAAGGTAATTGCCAACCTGAATATCCAGGTGGGCGCCAGTAGCGCCACCTTGCGCAAGGACTTCAAAGCGGGCGCCGGCGCGGTCAAAGGATTCGCCCGGGACGTGCAAGGGACCGCCGGCCGGCTGCGCACGTTTGACGCCGCCCGGGATCGGGCCGGCCGGGGCCTGGCGAGTTTTGCGGGGCGGGCCAAATCGGCCGCCCTGGGTCTGGCCGGGATGGTCACCGCCGCGGCGGCCGCGGCCATCAGCGTGCGCGGGGTGACTGGCGCGTTTGCCGACCTGGACCGGATCAGCAAGTTTTCCGACGCCGTGGGCCTTTCTACCGAAACCATGGCCGCCTGGCGCCACGGGGCGGAACTGACCGGCACCAGTACCGCCACGCTCGAAAAAGGGGTCCAGCGATTCGCCCGGGTCCTGGGGGACGCCCAGGCCGGGGTGGGCGCCGCGGTACGCGGTTTTGAGACACTGGGACTTTCGGTGGACGAGTTGGCCAAGATGAACACGGCCGAGGCCTTCAAGGCCACCGCGGAGGCCATCAAGGGGATTGCGGATCCGGCCCAGCGGGCGGCGGCCGCCTATGCGGTATTTGGCCGCCAAGGGCAAGAGTTAATGACCTTTTTGACCGCCGGCCGGGATGGCATCGAGGCGATGGAAGCGGAGGCCCGCACGCTGGGCATCACCTTTTCCCGGGAGATGGGGGCCAAGGTGGAAGCGGCCAACGATGCCATGGCCCGGATGGGAGCGGCCACCCGGGGCATGGCCCAGCAACTGGCCATTAGTTTGGCGCCGGCCATCATTAACGTCTCGGAGGGCTTGACCAGCCTGGCGGTCTACCTGGGCAACGTGGACCTGACCACCGTAAAAACGGCCCTCCAGATTGGCGCGTTTGCGGCCAGTTTGGCCTTAGTGATTACGATCGCCCCGAAGATCATTGCGGCCATCCGGGGGATTATCGTGGCCCTCAAGGCGATGACCACCGCCAGCATTATCGCCCAGGGGGTGTCCGGGGTCGGCCTGGCGAAAGTAGTTGTCGGCCTGGCCGCCGCCGGCGCCGTGGCGTATGGCGTGGGGCGGGGATTCGACCAGCTCACCAAGGAAACAGACGCGGCCGCCAACAGTACCGCCAAACTGGGCAAACAATTGCAGGTGGCCCTCCCGGAGGACCTGGCCGACCCGGTGGACGAGGCGGCCGAGAAAATGCAGAAGTTGGCCGCCGAAAATGAGCGCTGGGTTTCGATCGGCCAGCGGATCACCGCCAGCGTGGCCACGCCGCTGGAGCGGCTGAAGGAGGACCTGGCCGAAACCCACGAGGCGCTCCGCCGCGGCAAGGTGACCTGGGAAACCTACCAGCGCGCCGTCCAAAAGCTCTCGGACGATTTCCTCTCTGCCGAAGGGGGCGCCAAGCGGCTGGCCTCGGCGATCCCCACCGGGGGCGTGGCGGCCGCGGTCAAAGGGACCCGCAGCGGGTCCGAGGCGGTGCGGCAAAGTATCGCCGCCGGCCGGCAAATGACCGACCACCTGAAAAAACTACGCGAAGCCGCCAAAACGCGGGAAAAACAACTGGCCGGTATTATGGACGCCACCTACGAGGTGGAAGAAGCGATCCGGGAGGACCGGACCAAGATTATCCGCCACCGGATCCCGGGAGCCTGACGCCGTGAGTATTACTGACAGCCAACTGCACTGGAACGGGTCCACCGGCACGCACAGCCGGGACATAGGCCCGGAGTATACCGCAGTCTGGCGGCTGACCACCGACGACGCCCAGGAGCAAAGCCAAACGGTGCTGTTGTGGTTTCGGGCCAACGAGGTGGATCTGGGGGATCCGTACCTCTATGCGGGCGACACCGCCGGCAGCGTGGCCCTGGCCAAGCGGATCCGGGCCCGCCGCTACAAGAAATCCGCCTTCATCTGGGAAGTGCAAGTGGACTATGCGCCGCCCGATGAGGACGACGGGGTGGACATCGAGGGGGTGGTGGAGCCGGATCCGCTCAAGTGGCGGCCGCAGCTATATTACAACACCGTCCAGTACCAGCGCCCGGTAGAACGCTCACAGTACCTCGGCGGGTACAACGGGACGGCCGCCACGCTACTGCCGATCGGGCACAAGTGCATTCCCATGAATTCGGCCATGGTCCCTTTTGAGCCTGGCCTGGAGATGGACGATAGCCGCTGCACGATTCGCGTGGTCCGCAATTTCGCCACGTTTGATGCGGACGTGGCCGAGGATTTTACGGACACGGTGAATGTTTCTGGGATTGCCTTTTTGTACCTGGGTTTCAATATGTTTGCCGCGCGCCGGACGGCGAAGATCCGAGAATGGGGCGCTGCCATTCGCATTGTCAACGATATTGAATTCTGGGAAGCGGAAATGGTCATGGACATCGACCGCAGCGGCTGGTGGGAAGAAGTGGCGGACCGGGGATTTCACGCCCGGGCGATCGCCGGCGACCCGGACGGCCGCGGCGGGAGTATCAGCGGGGCGGACATTATCCCGGGCATCCCCAAAGTGCGGCGGCTGGTCGACTTCGATGAAACGCCAATTTCAACGCCCTTGCTATTGGATGGGGACGGGCAGCCGCTGGACACGGCCACGAGCCCGGTGACCCCGGTCTATGGTGAGTGGCTGCACTACGAAGAAACCCAAT